AAATTGGTGAGATAACTAGAAAATTCATGGGTGGTTGTTTGCTTTCATTGTCTAAGATGAGTGGAATGAACCAATTATCCTGTTATGAAGAATTTTGTCAAACAATTTCATTAACCAACAAAAAGTTGAGATTTGTAGATGGAGATACATCCATTAGCAGAAGAACAGTGTTCCTCTCTGTGGAAAAATTGTATGATAAACATGCTTTGGTGTTCTGCAACATAACTGGAAGCATAGGAAAAGAAACTGATCACACTTGTATGGTTTCAGGCGTTCTTGAGGGAGATGAAGATCTGTCTGAGTTTTCAACACATCTGACCAGAAACGGCACCACAGAATGGTTTAACATGTCACCACCACAAATAAATTGGGGTGTTACTTGTCTACACAAGTTTTTATCCTGGTTGACCATGGAGCTAGAATTAGTCATAGCAACTAGCCCAGACTCTGCACTTAAGGATTACAAAACTTTTGTAAGATCTAAGTGCCCAATGCTTTGTTCAATAAGTTCATTAAATTCATCTAAGTTCGCACAAGCATCAGAAATGATAAGATACCTTTTCATAAATGCTACTGGGATATCCAATGGCTGCTCTAAACTTTATGAGAAGATATCGTGGTACAAACCTACAAGCAGGGCTGAAGCTCTTTACATGTTTAGAATGCATAAAATGATAACTTGCCTTCAAGTTCTCAAGTCAATGAAAAAACTCTCTTTGGCCACTAAGGAACTGAAAACAAGTTCAGCATCTGAATTCAGAAGTATTGAATGGAATGTCTGCTTCCCACATGATCCTGTGTCAGTTGCATCAGATGAGCATGCGTTCAACAGCTTCTATGTTTGCAATTTGTTTTCAGTTGAACGATATCAAAAAATTAAGTCTGAAGGTGAGGTGGTCTTGAAGCAAATTAAGAGCAGAATTGAGTTTCTCCAAAATCAAAATTCGGATCTTCCCTTTAGTCCAACAAAATGCCCTATCCCTCAGAGAGATACCTACTTACAATCAATGAAAGAAGCCCTCACACACTTTTGCAGTGACCTAAAGGAAACAGAAACATACGGCAGAATGAATCCAAACATGTACATGGTCTCTTTCACTTTCCTCATGTCCATACTTAAAAATGGGATACTCACACCAGGGAAAACTGTAAAGCAGAGCATTGATGAACATTACAAGGGGGAAGATGTGGTTAGAAAGATGAAAATTTCTGATGTAATGAACAATAGGGGGTCTGTAACCTTCAATGGAGAAACAGGACTTTCAGTCACTCATAAAGAAAGAGTAAAAAGGACGGATCACAGAAATAAGGTAATAACATGCGACATTGTGAAGAATCAAAATTCTAAGTGCTGGATCAACCTCTACCAGGAAGTCAGAGACATGAAAGAAAACAAACCTAGGAGACAACTGACACATGATGAGAGAACCAAAGGACCTTCAATATTGGCTGAAAAACCACTCCTGACACCAGAGATTGTCGACTCATTTGTTAGTGATTCAAACTCTTTATGGCCCTTGCTGTACTACAATCTACATTGGAAATCACAGGTTGTTGCTAAGATGGTTCACAAAGATCAAAAGGGGGTAAGGGAAATTGCAGTCACTAACACACCAGGTCGAGTTTTATGCTACACTGTTGAAGAAGTGTCTAGGTTTTGCAGGGAAAGGGATATTTCAAAAGGGATATACGGAAATTTGATAGAAGAGAAAATCAAAGACACTAAGGTGCAGGAAACTTTTGATCTGTATCAAAGGCTTAAGTTCATAAAGGATGGTGAGAACTCAGTCATCTATGACAATGCAGATTGCAGCAAGTGGGGCCCATCTCAGTTACCTTACATTCTTTGGTTCACAGTTGCATCAAGATCATCAGATGAGACTTCTGCTCTCATCCTCTCTATTATGAAGTTATTTTCAAACAAGGTCTTCAAGTTACCAGATGAATTCTTTCTTCATCTCCCAACACTAAAGCAGATAGCAGTTTACGAGTCAGAATGTGCCTTGAAAGGGAGAGAGATCAACAGCACATTGAAAGCACAAAAAATCCTGCAGATGTCCAGCAATGATGTAGTCAACATGGATAATCAGATACTGTTAATTGAAGAAGGAATGTTTCAGGGTTTACTTGGAGCTACAAGCAGCATACTAGCTTCCGATGTGCTCTCAGCTTCAACCCTTCTGATCGAGGATATATGCTCAGAAGCTGAACTCAAGATAACAACATTTGCAACATCTGATGATTATTCAAGATTCCATGTTTTCAAGAAAATACAAGATAAGGGAGTCTATCACTGGATGAAAAAATCATTATCTATCCTCCTTAATTTTAGTAATGGCAATGGGATAGAAAGAAATATGAGCAAAAGCGTGTTATCAGAATTCCTTTCTGAGTTTAACAGCGCATACAGGACTGCGTCGGGCACATATATGGCTGGGATAAAATCAAGGGTATCATTTCCTAGCTTTTCTATAAGTTCTGACTTGTACCTCAGCAGCATGAGAGTAGCGACCACTGCACTTGAGTACATGAGAAAGGAAGGGTCTTTTGTCGGGTCATTGTGGGTGTGGGTGATCAATCTCAGTTTGCATCTGACTCAGCATCAGATGTGGTCTACTATTTATGATCATAACCAAAAAATATTTGATGTACCATTGGAGATTGGGGGTCTAATAGAGATAAACCCACTCTTGTCTGTGGAATCTTCAGGATCTTCACTCTTAATGAGGAATTACTCAGCATTTGGTAAAGAAAATTATCTAAAGTACCTGTCAAGCACTCTGGATTCAAGTGTTGAAGAAATTGCTCTTGACGAGGAAGACAAGTTGTCTAAAGTTCTAAGAATATCCAGAAGTGGTGTCATAAATCTTTGTAGGAGGCGAGCCAAATCATCACGATTAATGAGGGAAACACTGCTGGGGCTTTCAGATGACAAGTTCTTCCCGCTAATGCTCGGAGCTGGATATGGAGGACTTGTGGATAGTGCTTTGAACTGCCTTCAACGAGAAGAATCAAGAGATGAGCAAACCAGTTCATCCTTTAACTTCTCAATATGTCAAGTTCCTCCTGATTCAAAGATATTTTCACCAAATTCGGCTGTTATGATAAAACTCCTAGGGAAGGAGAAGCTTAGTAGACATGATTTGTTGAAAATCTTAAAAAAGTGGATGTCTGAAACAGTTTATGAGAACAACAGTGGACTTCTAAGAATCAGTTTTGGCACAGAATCTGTTGACCTATCATCAGCAATGGACATATCTATTGAAAGAGATATTGCAAGGATAGAATCAATAAGAGAAGACTTAGCAAGGTTGAAGGTCCTCAAAGTTCATGCGCACAGCAGAAAAGTTTCAAGTATGACTCCCGAGTATGTTCTGGTTCCACAAGAAATCATGACTAATCACCTGAGATCCTTTATCCATGAGAATTTGCCTGTGTCAATGGGAGGAAACAAGTCTCTTAAGTTGATGGTGTTCTATGAAGCGTTCATGCTTCTGAAATCCAGGATGGAAAAGCTAAGGGTAAGAAAACAAGTTTACAACTTTACTCTTCTGGGATCAGAGGTTGATCTCCCTATTCATCTGAAAATTTTAGCCTCAAACTATTGTGAATCAGGAAAGCTGACTTTTGATCTCCCAGTCTTGGTTCAGCCAGCACCATCAATTGGAAGCACGAGGTATATGAATATTCTATGTCAGATCAATGAAGAATACTTATCAAGGTTGGGGGAAGTTCCAGCTCATGCAGAATTCTTGTCATTCACAAACAATACATTCAAGCAGGGAAGATTTCCTAGATTGGTCCTCAACGAGCTGCTAACTGAGCACTCCAAATACTCAGGAGGTTACTTTGGAACCAGGCAAAAGGCTGATGATCTGATCAGAAAAATAGTTCACTCAGGCTTGAGACCCAACTTGAGTGTCTCCAAGGCAAAACCTGATATACATGATAAGGTGAGAATCAAATTTGTTCTTGACACAACAAGATTCAGACCACCTCAGGAAGGGATAAGGTTCGGTAGTGGGGATGTCATAAGATACACCAGTGTGAAGAATAGAACTGAATGCACCTTTCAGGGGCTAAATGGAAAGTGGCACCACCATGTGACAGTTTGGGACCAGAGCATGCCTCTATTTGAGAACAGGCAAACCTCGAAAGATGACCATGAACAGACCCTTAATGGATTGGACACTTCTCTTCCTGTTTCTCTCAAGGTTTTCTCTGGGATAGTTTGCTTGGTTGCTTATGAGACACATGTTTTGTATCCACTATGCTATGACACTTTTGAATCAAACATCCCCATATATCTCATAACAACACCAAATGCAAAACCGTTCTGGGAGGTGGATTTAGAACAGATACCCAGACAAGCCGTTGAGCAGTACTTAGATGAAGATTTGTTTACGCAAGAAGTTGTAACACTCAAGGAGGAGGATCAGGTGGAAATAGTTGAGTGTGAGCTCATGGGTGATGAGTTGCTAGAAGGACTAGAATTTCTTGATGATAGATATGAGGGAAGTGAAGAAGACGCAGACTTCCTTTCAGCTGTGTCCCACAGTAGCAGTAGCATTGCATCCGGATTGAAAAAGCTCATGAGGCATCAATGCAATCTTAGAAAATTGACAGCAAATGAAGTCAAGTTGCAATCAAGGGTTATTTATGGGTTTGATGATGAGCATAAGCCAACCAGAAAACATGATGTTTGGGTTATAAAAATACCAAAAGCTCCTGATAGAAGGACATTCCAACAAACTGACGAAAAATCACCTGTAGGTCAGTTGCTGGATGCTGTGATGGCTGAAATTAAAGATGAGTTTGAGGCGTTAAGTTCCACAAATTCCATTTTTTCATCTCTTTCAAACTTTTTAACTGATTGATTTGATTCCATTCTGGTGTAAG